GCAATAGGTCAAAAATATGGTTCTAATAGTATTATATTAGAAGATACACAACTTCCTCCACACACACATACCATCACTGACCCTGGTCACTATACAGATATCAAAGTGTATGGTAGTTCTTCTGGAAGTTGGCCTGGTAGTAGTGGTAGTAATAGACCTGTAGTTAAAATAGAAAATCAAACATTTTCTACTCCAGGAGCTGAACAAATAGCTACAACTACAACAAAAGCTTATACAGGAATCACTACAACAGGCACAAATCCTAGTGGTCAACAGCTTCCTCATGGTAACACACAACCTGTTCTTGCTTGTTATTATATTATGTACATCCCTTAAACTTATTATAAATGTCTTGTCTACCTGGAACCCCTTGCTATACTGTAACTACAACTTCTGGATGTAGTTCTGATCCTTGTTACCCAACCACTACAAATAGCAATCTTATATGCTACACTGGTCCAAACCTATCATGTACAGGAATCAATAATGGAGATTCTCTTACAGTGAGTTTGCAAAAAATAGATAATACAGTTTGTGAAGTGAATGAAGTGATCACTGCTAGTAATGGTCTTTATAAAAATGGATCAGATATTAGACTTGGTGGTGAATTAACTGAAGACACCACAATAGTGGCATCTACAAACACACTATCTATCACAGGACTATATATAGATACAGATCCTCACTATCTTCTTACAGAGAGTGTATTAGGTGTTGTAAGAGTTTCTACACCACAAACTATATTAGATAAAATCACTGCTAATAACGGAATCACAAAAACTATAAATAACTTCCAACTTGGAGGTGTCCTAACTAAAAATACATCAATACCATTAGCTGGTTTTACATTCTCTTTAAGAGATGCTTCTACAGGCACAGGTCTTCTTGTAACACCTTCCACAGACCAAAATCAAATCTATGGTAACTTTGGTGTTGATAAGTTTTCCTACTTGGCAAATAATGTAGGAATTCGTACATCTCCAGATAATAACACTCATACAGGAGGAAATCAAAATACATCTCTTAAGGTGGAAAAAGCTGGTATATTTACAAATACATCTTTTGAAGCCACTGTTGATAATGTGTTGTATATGGGTACAGCAGGAGCAGAAGCTGCAACAGGATTGTATGGAGCTAGTTTAGATAGACTTTATTGGGATGTTAATTCTGATCAAACCCTAAGACCTGGTACAGCTATTGCAGCATCTATTGCTTATTTACAATATGTATCACCAAACAACACTACAGGTGGTAATATGTCTGCAAGTGCTGCTCAAGCTTATTTCTCAGGAGATGGGTCTTTGGATAAGGTGATTGGATATAGAGCACTTTCACCAGTGGAAGATGCTATAAGTGGATATGCAGGAACAATAGATGAAGTAGTTGGTGTACAGATAGAAGATCAAAAACAATACATTGATTTAAACATTACAGATAGTTATGGCATCAAACAACTTGGTGCAAATGATCGCAACTTGTTTAATGGTACATTTGTAATGCCAAGCACAAATACTTCTGTAGGTACAGCAACACTAGTTAATGGAACAGTGGTAGTTAACACTGTTTCTGCTAGAACAGGAAGCTTTATCTTTGTATCTAGAGAAAGTTCAATAGGAACCCCAGGGGATTTATTAGCATCAAAGGCAGGAATTGTTGATGGTGTATCTTTTCAAATATTTTCAGGCAGTCCATCAGATAACTCTACAGTTAACTGGTGGATAGTAAACGTTTAAACCAATGACAGTATTAATTACATTAACTACAGCAGGGGCTGACACAGGCCCATTTAATCTTTATTCAGATGTTGATTCATTTGCTTCAGCATTTGAAGTAGGAGTGGCAAAATCAAGTTTAGTAGCAGGATATACATCCGCTCTTGTTCCAGATGGTACAACTGTAATTAGAGTGCTATCTAATGGAGATTGTCAAAATTTTATTGATATTCAATTAATTTTGACCACTACAACAACTACCACTATTGCAAATCCTGCAGAATCTATTTTAACTTTTGATAGCTACGAGGCTGGCGAGTTTAGATTTACACTATCCAACCCAATCTACTCTACAGATGTAGTTGTGATAGGTGCTGAGGTGAGTGGATCAATTACTGTTGATTGCGCTACTCTAGATAGCACTGATAATATTAACTTTACAAATCCTGTAAATATTCTTGCTGGAACAGGAAGTGGTACATCAACAGGTCTTACACCTTTTGGTTGTGAAACACTAAGTGTAAGTAAAGTGAACAGTATTAATGTTGATGGATATGGTGTATTAGTTAATGCAGATACAATTACAATAGATGGTACACTTGTTACAATAGCAATAGATAACTCTTGTGTTGCCCCTTATATTTGCACTCCTGGTAAAGCAATTAATGTTAAATATGGTAATAGTTCTGGAGCGTTATGTACAAGTATATTTGTAACAGTGTATATTCAGTTGAGTGAATCTTTTGCTCCTGGAGTTACAATCTATACAGATTCAGGATTAACTACTCCTCTAACAACATATTCTTTTATATCTGAGACAGGTGAAATCTTTAATATAAACTCAATTACAGGTATTGTAGGTTCAACTACAGGTACCTCATGTTTTTAAAAATCCTGTTTTGTTGGTTTTACAGGGTAACTCCTTGCATTTCTATGCAGGGAGTTTTTATTTATAACCAACTTGGTTAAACTATATAATTGAAATAGTTAAATTAATTTGGTAAATTTGAAAATAAATCCTTATCTTTACAGCAATTTTAACTAAACTAGACTATTTATGTCAGTGAATGAAAGCTTGCTATCTAAGTTGGAGCAGATGATCCACTTGAAGAAAAGTAAAAAAGTCTATGCTGAAAGGCTAGGTGTTTCAGAAGAATTGGTTGATGAGTTACTAAAAGAACTAAGAGGTAAAGAAAAGGTGAGAGAGGATGCTGAGATTTCGCATTATATTGATGTTCTAGAGGAAATGATTGTTAAAGTGAATAATGATAAGGGCACTCTTGAATCTACAATAGAAACAAACTTTGAACCTAAAGATGATCTTGAACTAGCCAAGCTACATAAGATTAATCTAGATAAGTATAAGATATCCAACTACTGGACAAAACAAAAGAGCAACGGTAAGTTTACCAGTTCTATATTTGCAACTCTCAGACAACCAAAAGATTATACAGCTGAAGACTTCTCTAAGTTTTTAGAAAACTATGTTCCTAAAAAAGTGGTGATTGATAGACATGATGGTAAGAGGAATGAAGATAAAGATTTTGTTGATGTTGAGGTTTCTATATCTGACTTTCATTTAGCAAAGAAAACTATTGAAGGAGATACAGTAGAAACTAAGAAGTATCAATTTATGTCTGTTCTTAGGAACTTGATGCAAAAAACACTTGCTTGCTATAATATTGGAAAGATCGTGTTTCCAATATCAAATGACTTTTTCCATACAGATAATTATCAAAATCAAACCACAGCAGGTACTCCTCAAGATGTACTAGTGGGTTATAATGTTGAATATGAAGAGGGGTTTGATTTGCTTGTTGAGGCTATTGCTTATTTAGGTGTATTGGCTGAAGAGGTGGAAGTTATTCTTGTACAGGGAAACCATGATAGAACTAAATCATTCTACCTAGCACATGCACTAGATGTGTTCTTCAAAGCAGATAAACACATCACCTTCCAGAGAGATCATTCAGTGGTAAAACATGTTGTTCTTGGAGAAACCTTCATAGGATATCACCATGGTAATTGTAAACTAGAAGATCTTCCATTGTTATTTGCCACAAACTTTAATTCCTCAATAGACTTTGGAATGTCTCTATTTAGAGAAGTTCATACAGGTGATAAACATCACTACATGGCTAAAGAGATTAAAGGAGTGAGAATACAACAGATGCCTTCTCTTTCAGGAACAGATAGATGGCATTTAGATAATAACTTTGTTAATTCAATAAGAGCTGGTATTGCTCTCGTCTATCATCCTAATCATGGGAAGATTGCTGAATTTGAATCAAGAATATAAATAACATGTCAACACTAAGAAAACTAGTATCAGATGTACGTTCAATGCACAAATTGCTGTCAAGTGATAACTTGATCACTGATCGTGTAATAGCATCTGAGATTAAAAATAACACTCTCTTGTTGGTAAAAAGAGAGACCAACCTAAGAAAACTTTGGGCTACAGATACATTATTCACCACCATTCCTTGTCTAGAGATGGTGGAAGTTTCTATTTCAGAATGTTGTGGATATGTTGATCCTTGCACTATTGCAAGAAGTAAATATAAGCTTCCTCGCATCTCTGAAGGGAACTATCAATACGTTATTCAGGGTGTGTATTCTATAAATGCAATGAGTGGTAAAGGAAGGAAACTAAAAGAGATCACTATTAATAGATATGTGAATCTTTTAAAACTTCCTATTGTAAAGAATGATGAATACTATTGGATACACAATGGCTATCTATATGTAACTAATCCTTTGTTACATGCTATTAGACTTACAGCTTTCTTTGAAGAAGATATTACAAACGAGATCTTGTTTCCTGAATGTGATTGTGGAGACTACCAACCTACAGATGAAGAATTCTG